TTACCGGCTATGTAAACGCCTTCGTATGATTTTAACCATTCAACACCATTCCATTTGTATTGAATTCCTGTGTTTAGATTGGTTACATAGTGTTGTGTAGAATCAGGATTTGATGCATCAAACACAACAGACCATTTTGATGTGCTTGAGTTGTATTGAATAATATCATTTACACTTGCCTCTATATCACCCCAAGACGTTGTTGAATCTCCTAATTCGTCAATTATCAAATATCTTGTACCATTTGCAACTGTGCCAGGATTAAATGTTAAAGGATTAACAATTTTGTTTACTGATGTTAATGTATTACCAGGAATTGTATCAGAATCAATATTAAAAAGTAAAATAGTTTCATCTAATGTTGATGTAGAGATTGTACCAACTACTTCATTTCCGTTTTCTTGTTGTAATTTAATTTGCGATGTTCCATTTGTGATTTGGCCATATTGTGCAAGTAAAATGTTCCAATTTAATGGTGGACCAAATGTTTCAAAAGGATCTAAATTTGTTTTGTTTGTAGTACCTGAATAATATCCCGGGCCTGCTGATGTACTATCTTTTAATCCTGTTGATCCTAACAGTCTCAATTGATTACCCATTAATAAAATGTTGTATTGTTGCGGTGTGATATAACTTCTCGATATCAGTGTTCCGTCTATTAATCCTTTATTCATAGCACCTGTGCCTGAATCGTCATAGATACTCATAATAATTTTTTGTATTACACCCAATTTAGAAACTTTAACAGGCGGAGATAACCATATTGGCATTGAAAAAGTCAATGTAGCAACATCTATTTCTGTATCAGCACCTATAGGTATTGTTCTTGAACTGAATGTTACTCCAGTTAATTCGATATAACTTAAACTTGTCCAATCAATGTAGTTGTCTGATTTTTGTATCTCAAAGTCTGGATTGAATAGATATAAAATTTGCTCCATAATTTGTAATTTCATATCAGTATTTGTAGAAAAAATATCTGCTGTTACATTCAATCTAAACGGAGAAGGCATAACTTTTTCAACTGTATAACCTGCACCCAATTTATTTGTATACTGTTTGGTAGTTTCGTCGTAGTGTCTTTCTTTTAAATGTTGTTTCTCAATATGATATGGATTCTGCATTCTTTCTCTGTCGTATTCTAAGCCAGAAACATATGCGGCAATTCTTGGTGCAGATTGTAAAAAGTTTTCTGAATTATTTTTAATAATGTTTGCTACCTGTCTGGTCATATCTCCGTAAATTACAGGTACTTGTCTTAAATTAATTTGTCCATCTTTTGCTTTTCCTGTTTCCACAGAAAAATTACTCAATACTCTAATAAATTGAGTGACAAATTTTCGTATTTGACCTTCGTAAAAGTGTAGCATTAATTGTCAGCCTTTGGTTTTAATGCGTCAGTCAAACTTTGTCTCTGTTCAACAGTTAAACCGTTGATAGTAGTAGATCCTGATGCATTAACAAATTTAGTTTTCCAATTCTTTCTTGTGTCGTCGTTAGTTGTAGTTAACCTTATAGAATCTTCAACCTTAACCCATCTGGTACCATCATAACGGAATAATCTATTTGGTAAAAAGTCAGTTCTCAACCAATAATCTCCATTGTTAACATTTGATGTAGGAAACGAAGTTCCAAAACCTGAAGGGTATCCATTAGGTGCCTGGCCGTCTCCATCGTAGTAAAATCCATAAGTTGAACTTGCCGGTGTATCTATTGTTGCATTTATTGGCTTGTTAGTTGCTATTCTTTCAGTAGAATTGACATTATCAGTTCTAACATTACCTCGTTCATCTATTGGTGTTACATAATATTGTTTAAAATTAAATCCTGATTTAGGTGCATCTGCTTCTGCTTGATTAACTATTGAATCATTAATTTCTTTTTCTTTGTTAAACGAACTCATATAACTTGCAAGTGAACCTTCTGTTGTTGCATCTCCAACAATGTCTCTGAATTCTTGCGAGTCTACTAAAGTTTTACATTTTAATCTTAATAGATGTGGCCACCAAGTTTGTGAAAATCCTTCTGCGGCTCTGTTTACATCTTCAATTACATAGTATCTTTTTAGTGCAATTGGTATGGTCTCATCTAATGAATAATCCTCTTTCATATGAGGGAATTCTAATACATCTCCTGACATAGGTTTTCTACCTATTCTTTCAACTACATCATTTAAATGCACAGTAACAAAAATTGTATCGTTCTGTAAAAACATACCAAATTGTGATAGGTTAAAATCTATATCTTGAACGTTGTATATGCCTCTAACTGAATAGATATCTGATGAATATTTTCTATCTCTGTTCTCTAAAAATAATAAATCTTGTATTGTTAATTCATTAACTTTGTTATCGGTATAGTTTGGCTGTGTTGGTGATGCTGGACCATCTTTGTTAGTTTCTCCTTGGTCATACGGTCCTAAATACTTGTGAAAATTTAGGTCTGTTCCACCCACTTGAAACATCTCATTTATGTTGCGATCAAAAAACTTGTAATCGTTTCCTTTTTCCGGTTTAAAAATAGATAATCTTGGCATACACACATATTTATAGATACTACAAGAACTTATAAATATGAGTATGTCAGAACTACAAACAGGACAACAAGATATATTCGATTACGTTAAAAATAACCTAGGTGAGGGTATGATTGACGTTGAATTAGACCCAAAACATTACCAAACTGCGTTAGATCGAGCCATTAACAGATATAGACAAAGATCGTCGAATGCTGTGGAAGAATCTTATGCTTTTTTAACACTGAAAAAAGACCAGAACAAATATATTCTTCCGGATGAGATTATTAACGTGAGAAGATTACACAGAAGAACGGTAGGCTCTCGTACAGAAGGTGGCCAAGGTGGTACACTTTTTGAACCGTTCAATCTTGCATACACTAACACTTACTTGTTAAGAGCAGGAGCAACGGGTGGACTAGCCACTTACTATGCTTTTGCATCTTATCAAGAGTTAGTTGGAAAAATGTTTGGTTCGTTTATACAGTTCCATTTTGATGTAGCAACAAAAACTTTAACAATTACACAAAGACCAAGAGCAGACAACGAATCTATTTTGTTACATACTGATAATTACAGACCTGACATAACATTGTTCAAAGACATCTATTCTAAACCTTGGATAAGAGATTATACTCTTGCAGTTTGTAAAGTTATGCTAGGACAAGCAAGATCCAAATTCCAAACAATCGCTGGACCACAAGGTGGTACAACACTGAACGGTGATGCACTAAAAAATGAAGGTACAGCAGAAATTGAAAGACTAGATCAAGAAGTTAATAATTTCTCTGAAGGCGGCACACCACATAGTTTTGTGATAGGTTAATTCATTACCTAAAATTTTTAAATAATATTACCATGGCAAGAGTAACAGTACAAGTACAATCTGACGGAAAGAAAAAAGGTGTTAGTAAGTTAAACTACAACGAACTAAATCAATTGGTAAATCAACTAGAGTCAGATGTTAATAAAGCAAAAAATAATCCTAATCTACAGAAACAAATATTAAATCAAGTTTCAGACGCAAAAACAGAGATTGCAAAACGTATCATAAAGTAGTATAATCTATAAATGCTTATAGGTATTTGTGGATTAATAGGTTCAGGAAAAGACACAGTCGCAGAAAGACTGGTTAATGAACACAGTTATAAAAGAGATTCTTTTGCAAAAAGTTTAAAAGATGCAGTAGCATCAATGTTTAATTGGGATAGAGATCTTCTAGAAGGCAGAGGACAATCCAGCAGACATTGGCGTGAACAACCTGACAAGTTTTGGAGCGAACGTTTTGGCAGAGAAGTTTCACCAAGATCAATATTACAACAATTTGGCACAGAAGTTATGCGTGGGCAAATGTATGACGGCATATGGGTTGACAGTTGCATAGGTAGATACAAAGGTGAAAATACTGTTATATCTGATACAAGATTTCCTAATGAAATTAAAAGAATAAAAGAATGTGGTGGAGTAATTTTACTAGTAAAAAGATTTAAAGATCCGGATTGGTTTACAAGTTATGTTGAGGGCAATATAGAACCTAAAGGTATACATTCTTCAGAATATATGTGGGCAAAATCCGAGTTTGATTATATCATTGAAAATAACGGAAGTTTAGAAGAACTAAATGAGAAGGTCGATAGTTTTATACATCGGCTTCAAGATCCCCAACTTTCCAACGCAGTTTCCTAACACTTGCTAGTCGTTGGCAATTAGCACACACAGTTTTCAAATTTACTTCATTAACATTATTCTTATTTCCGTCTATAAAAATAACATCTAGTTGGATATGTTCTATTGCTTTAAAACTGCATAATTCACATCTTTTCTTTTTAACATAACCAGATCTTTGTAGCGGAGTTACACCACCTATCCTAAGATTTTTTGCTTTTCTAATACAAGTATCGCACTGCTTACGCCAGTATATTTTTTTGCCTTTTTTATAAGCATAAGCTCTTGGCTTTTCCTTGCATTTAACACACAACGGTCTAGTTCCAATATCCATAGTAATCGTATTTAACGTCGCCTATATAGGTACCAAAATTAGGTTAATTTTGTCATAAAAACAGCAATCACTACTAAATAACGTATAACATTAATATTAATGTGAATTTGCGAGGAGATTAAACAATATGGCAACATTAACTAGTCCAGGAGTAGACGTTTCAGTAATAGATGAAAGTTTTTACGTACCGGCGGACGCAGGTACTACACCTTTATTCATAGTAACTTCAGCAGAAGATAAGAAAGCCGGATCAGGCACAACTACTGCTGTTGGAACACAATCAACAAACGCAGGTACAGTATACCTCGTAACATCACAAAGAGAATTAACAGAGACTTTTGGTGATCCAAAATTCTACACAGATGCATCTGGAAATCCATTAAATGGTTACGAACTAAATGAGTATGGATTACAAGCGGCATACTCTTTCTTAGGAGTGGCAAACAGAGCATACGTTCTAAGATCAAACTTAGACATTTCAAATTTAACTGGTAGTGCAATAGCACCTACTTCAAATCCAACTGACGGAACATATTGGCTAGATCTCGCAAGTTCTAAATTTGGTATATTTGAATGGTCATCAACTGATCAAGCATTTACAACTAAAACTCCAACTTTAATCACAAGTGTAAGTTCATTGGCTGGAAATGTTTCAACAGGAGCACCTAAACAATCAGTAGGTAACATTGGTGATTATGCTGTTAACACAACTCACGTAACAAATAAAATTTACTTTAAAAATGACGCAAATGCTTGGGTACATCTAGGATCAACTGCATGGCAAATTTCACATCCAACTATTACAAGTTCAAAAACAAATAGTGGAACAAGTGTAACATCAGGTCATTCTATTACAATCAACGGTACAAGTGTATCATCGTCAGCAACAACTTTAACAAACGTTGCGGCAAGAATTAATGCGGCATCAATTACAGGTATAACAGCGGCAATCGATTCAACAACAGGTTTCTTAGAAATTTATTCAGATGGAACATCTGCATCAGATGGTTCAACAGTTGATGGTAAAATCACTATTGCTAACGCATCTGGAACATTGATGACTGACGCAGGATTAACTGCTGGTACATATGCGGCACCGAAGTTTTTACAATCACCGCACACATCAAGACCTGAATGGAAATCAGCGGATACAACTCCAAGACCAAATGGTTCAGTTTGGTTTAAAACAACAAGTCCAAACTCAGGAACAGATATTAAAGTTAAATTGTATAGTTCTTCAACAGCAAGTTTCAGTGCTATATCATCTAATATGTATGCT